TTTGATAGCTATCTTCCTGAGCCAGATGCCAACGTTTATATTGATACAACCAATACTTCTTTTAAAGTAGCTAACTTTCAGGCTAACACTCTTTTTGGCGGTAACACTAGTACTAACTGGTTTATTGCTAATACTTCTGGTGTATATACAACAGGCACAGTTAATGCAGCTGTAATATCAGTTGGAACAGCTGTTATAGCTAACACCACAACGTTCAAAGTTGCAGGAACTGTTGATATTGCTTCTTCTAATGTTCTCAATCAGACTTTAACAGATGCTACAACAATTGCATGGAACACTGCTTTGGGGCAAGTTGCTACAGTTACTATTGGCGCATCAAGAACAATGGGCGCTCCATCCAACCTTAAAATTGGAACCTATATATTACATGTGATACAGGGCGGATCTGGATCTTATGGAATTACTTGGAACTCAGTATTCAAATGGCCAGCTGGCGTTGCTCCAACATTATCAACAGCTGTTGGCGCTAGAGACGTTCTTTCTTTTGTGTCTGACGGAACTAATTTATATGGCTCATATTTAACGGATGTAAAGTAATATGTTTATTATACCATTACCAAGGCCAACTAAAATTGTTAAAATTAGTTCAACAACAAATAACGTTGATCTGTTTTCGCAAGCATCAAATCCAGCTTTCCCAGTAGCGGTTTATTGTTTCATTGATGCTAACGTTTCTAGTACTTCTGAAAATAACCCTGCTTTTAAAACTGGATCTTCTTGGAAACCAGGAACATGGATTTATATTCAAAACAATGCTCAGATTACTGGTCGCACAGGAACATCCGGAACCACTGGAACATCCGGAACCACTGGAACCACTGGAACATCTGGAACAACAGGTAACACAGGAGCAGCTGGAAACACAGGTAATACAGGCGCTGGTGGTAATACTGGTGCAAGTGGAAACACAGGTAATACAGGCGCTGGCGGTGGTGGCGGCCACGGTGGTTGGGGCCATCCTGGAGCCCACGGCGCTGGCGGTGGAGGCGGCGGTCCAGGTAATGCTGGAGCCACAGGAAATGCTGGTGGTACTGGAGGTCCAGGAAATGCTGGTGGAACTGGCGGAACAGGAAATGCTGGTGGTACTGGTGGAACAGGAAATGCAGGAGGTCCAGGAAACGTTGGCGCTAATGGTGGAATAGCATTTCAAGCACAAACTGTTAGTGGTGTAAAAATTCTTTTGAAAAACGCTAATACAATTACTGGCGGCACTGGAGGTACAGGTGGGCCAGGAGGCGTAGGAGGACCAGGCGGTACTGGAGGCACAGGTGGCGCTGGAGGACCAGGTGGTACTGGCGGTGCCGGAGGTCCTGGAGGTACTGGAGGACCAGGTGGTACTGGCGGTGCCGGAGGTCCCGGCGGCGGTGGCGGAGGTGGCGGAGGTGGTGGAGGACATCATCATTGGGAAGGTAATACAGATCACGGAGGCGGTGGCGGCGGCGGCGGAGGCGGTGGTCTTCACGGAGGCGGTGCCGGTCCAGGATGGGATCCTGGAAGTGGTGGCGGTAATCCAGGTGGAGGCGGTGGTGGTTCAGGACATCACCACAGAGGTGGAGATGGAGGCCATGGGGGTCACGTAGGTAACGGTGGTGCGCACGGCGGTGGAGCTTGGGAATGGGGACATAATGGTGGCGGACAAGCAGGTGGTGCCGCCGGAGGTTCGGGTCCAAACGGAGCAGCTGGGGCAACAGGACCAACTGGTCCACAAGGCACTCCAGGCGCTACAGGTCCAACAGGCGCTGGCGGTGCAACTGGTCCAACAGGCGCTGGCGGTGCAACTGGTCCAACAGGCGCTTCTGGAAATCAAGGTTCAGCAATTTCTGGAAATAGCAATATAACTTATTTGGCCAATGGTTCTATATCTGGCCCAGTTTCATAATTTCGGAGAAAAAGATGGAAGTTAATTACAGAATCATATCAAAAGACGAAGAAAATCATTCTATCGTTGTTAGGTATTTCACAGATATATTAACAGAGGATCATTTAGCTTCCAGTTTTGATGGAGCAGGAAATATAATTTACGATCCTAGAGGTTATCCTAGAAATTGTAGATCGGATTATAATTATAACTTATATAATTTTAATAATCCAACTGAAGCTCAAATTGATGCTTTTATCAAAGAGAGAACTCCTTGGATGTGGCTACAGACCATGGAAAATCTTGTAAATCCTAGCGTCAATACAAGTTTGGCTGGAGTTAATAACTTATTGTATACGCAACAAAGTTATACTTTTACTCCTCCTAGTTCAAATAGTAGTTTAGTAAGAGCTGTTTTATAATCTGAAAGAATGTTATGATTTGTAATGATCCTCTGCGAAAAAGAAGAGTAACCTATAGTCATGCATGGTGGAATGGAGCTTTTACTGATGTAGAATTGAAACATATACAAAATTTTTGCGATGAGCTTGAACCAGAAAAAGCTATGACTATAGGCAATGAGAATATTGAAGAAATAGAAAAAATTAGAAAATCTGAAATATCTTTCTTTAGTAGGCAAGATTCTAACTTTTGGATATTTGATCGTTTAAACCAAGTAATTGATAATATTAATAAACAGTTTTTTGATTTTGATTTATATGGGTATGAAACTTGTCAATACACTGTATACGATTCTTCTTACGAAGGAAAATATGATTGGCATGTAGATATAAATTTAGGAGATGATTTTTTATCTAAAAGTTGGGAAAAGTCAACTAGAAAATTATCTATTGTTTTGTTGCTAAACGAACCCGAAAAAGATTTTACTGGCGGCGAACTTGAGATTCATTTTGGTAAAGAAGAAAAATCATTAACTTTACCTATGCAAAAAGGAACAATAATGTCTTTTCCTTCTTTCATGGCCCATAGAGTTAAACCAGTTCTTTCTGGAGTTAGAAAATCTCTTGTTATTTGGGTGGAGGGTCCAAAGTTTAAATAAATAAAATAAAAACCATAGGGGAAAGGGAACCATGGCAAATTCAGATTTCGTAGTAAAAAACGGTCTTATTGTAAATACCAGCCTTCTGTCTGTGAGAAACGGAAAGGTTGGTATCAACACATTAACTCCAGGTCAAATTCTAACAGTAAACGGTAATACCGAAATAACAGGGTTTGCCAATGTTATTGGTAACTGTCAAATTACTGGAACATTAAATGTAAATACTGCTACAATATCTACTATTACTGCTACTGGTGGTCTTAATATAAATGGTGCTGCAACATTTGCTAATACAATATTAGTAACTGGTTCTGCCACCTTTTCCAACCAGATGAATTTTAGTGGCAATGGTACTTTCAATGGACCGTTAAATGTTAATGGCGCAGCTACTTTTTCTAATACTGTATTGATTACGGGCGCAGCTACTTTTTCGAATCAGATGTCTTTTAGTGGTAACGGCACATTTAGTTCAGATATTTCGGTAACAGGAAGCGCTGTAATTGGCGGATCTTTAAACGTAACAAGCTCCACTACTAATCTTAGACTTGTTAATATGAGTAACAATGTTACCATTTCTGGTCTTACAACAATGAACACTGCAGTAACAACTGGTGTTTCGCAGATTCAATCTCTTGGTGTTGGAACTCCAGCCTCTGGAACTACTGGCGAAATTCGTGCAGTTAATAATATTACTGCTTACTATTCTTCTGATGCTTCTCTTAAAGAAAACATTAAACCAATTCCAAATGCCCTTGACAAAGTTCTGTGGCTTGATGGTGTTGAGTTCGATTGGACTGACCAATACATCGAAGAGCATGGCGGAGAAGATGGTTATTTTATTCGTAAACATGATGTTGGTGTTATCGCCAATCAACTCGAAAAAGTTCTACCAGAAGTAGTTGTCACAAGAAATGATGGAACTAAAGCTGTTAAATATGATAGAATTGTTGCTCTGTTGATTGAAGCTATTAAAGAATTAAATAAAAAGATCCAATAAGGACAGGAAAATGGCAGTACCAACATCTAGAGCGGAATTTACAGAATTTTGCCTAAGAAAATTAGGTAAACCAGTTATTGAAATTAATGTCGACGAGGATCAAGTAGGTGATCGTATCGACGAAGCATTAAGATATTATTGGGATTATCATTTTGATGGTTCCGAGAAAACCTATTATAAAAAATTAATTACACAAACCGATATTGATAACAAATATATCACAATGCCAGAAAACATTATCGGCGTTGTAAATATTTTTGACCTTGGTTCTGCTTTAGGTTTGAATAATTTATTCAATATTCGTTATCAAATTGCTCTTAATGACCTTTATACCCTAACATCAGTTTCCATGGTTCCATACTATATGGCTATGAATCATGTTCAATTCTTAGAACAGATGCTAGTTGGTAAACAACCTTTAAGATATAATAGACACATTAATAGACTTTATATTGATATGTCTTGGGATCAGGTTTCTGTTAATAATTATCTTATTGTTGAAGCATATCAAGTCGTTGATCCTGACGTTTATACAGATGCTTGGGGTGATCGTTGGTTAGGACGTTATGCTTCTTGTTTGATTAAACAGCAATGGGGTCAGAACATGAAGAAGTTCCGTGGAATGAAACTTCCTGGTGGAATTGAATTCAATGGTCAGCAGATTTATGACGAGGCAACAGCCGAAAGAGAACAACTCGAAAAAGAAATGATCTACTCATACAGCTTGCCAGCAACTGATATGATTGGATAATCATGGCCACAAATTTTTTCTTCAATAACTTTCAAGCATCTCAAGAGCAGCTTCTTCTGGAAGATCTGGTTATTGAAGCTATCAAAATTTATGGACATGACATTTATTACCTTCCTCGTAAACTTAATAATTACGATGATGTTTATGGTTCAGATGATATTTCTAGCTATGAATCTTCGTATCCTGTAGAAATGTATATCAAATCTATTGATGGATTTACTGGGGACGGAGAGTTTCTTTCTAAGTTTGGTGTGGAAATTCGTAATCAAGTTGTATTCTCTATTGCAAGAAGAAGATTTAATGAAGACGTCGGGGAATATACAACACAGGTTAGACCAAACGAAGGAGATATAATTTATTTCCCGTTAAATCAAAGAGCGTTTATTATTCGTTACGTTAATAAGTATGAAATGTTTTATCAGTTAGGCGCTCTACAAACTTGGGAAATGACTTGCGAAGTATTTGAATACGCTGGAGAAAAATTCAGTACAGGTATACCAGAAATAGATATTATCCAACAGAATTATAGCACTAATATTCTTGATTGGACTATTGACGATGATTCAGACGGAGGTCCAATTAAAACAGAAGATGGAGATTATCTAATTCTAGAAGGTAAATCTGCTTCTGACTTAGTTATTGCAGACGATAGCGACGAAATTCAAAGAGAATCCGATTTATTTGTCGACTTCAGTTCTGCAGATCCATTTAGCGAAGGAACCATTTAATGTTTGGCGCTCCATTTTATTTCAGTTTAATGCGCAAATACGTTATCCTTATGGGAACTTTGCTCAATAATATTCGTATAACTAGAACAGATAGTTCAGGGGATGTAACAGCGTTATTAAAGGTTCCGATTACATATGGTCCAAAAGACAAAATGCTTGCTCGTGTTTTGCAAGATCCAGCATTAGATAAAGGAACAGCTGTTGGACCGCTACCTATGATTTCTTTCGAGATGGGAGAAATAAAATATGATGGAACTAGAAAATTAAATACAATAGGTAAAAGCACTGTCAGAACTCCTATTACCGGAGCTCCTGATAAATTAAAATATCAATACAATCCAGTTCCTTATAATATTTCATTTAAAGCATTTATTTACGTAAAAAACGTGGAAGATGGAACTAAAATAATGGAACAGATTCTTCCTTATTTTACTCCAGATTGGACGACCACTTGTAATTTAATTCCAGAAATGGAAATTACAATGGATATTCCTATCATTCTTACGAATATAAATTACGAAGATAAATATGATGGCGAATACAAAGATCGTAGAATGATTATATGGTCTTTGGATTTCTTATTAAAGGGGTACTTCTATGGACCTGTTAGAAAATCTGGTATTATTAAGTTTATTAACACTAACTTTTATATACCGTCTGTGGCAGATGGTAAACTCGCAGATGCGGTTGGCAACACTGAAATCGCAGAAAAGATCACGATACAACCAGGATTATCGAACACAGGAGTGGCGATAAACTGGACTGGTGGGCCAAACGCAAACACCGGAACTATACCATATACTGAAATTGAGGCTGATGATGATTATGGATTTATTACCATGATATATAATTCAGATGAGTTGAATGAGTGAAAAAGAAGATAAAGATCCAATTGGCAAAACATTAGGTTTAGCGCCATTGGCGTATGAAAAACAAGTTGATGATTTGATAGCAAAAGCTCATGATGATTCTGCTAGAAACGATTTCGAAGCAGCAAGAGCCAATTTATATCAAGTTATTCAGACTGGTCAAGAAGCTATCGACAAGTTGTCTGATATAGCTGGACAATCACAACACCCAAGAGCATTCGAAGTTTTAGCTAAACTTATGGATACAATGGTAAATACTAATAAAGAATTATTAGAGCTTCAGACCAAGATCCGCGATATTGATGCTAAAGATTCTCCTATCAAT